GTCACCAACCTGCCGATGGAGCCAGACTGGGTGGTGAGGTTCTACAACCAGCGCGGCACCGCAGAGCAACACATCAAGGAAGGCAAATATGCCTTGATGGGGCTTCGGTGCGCTGATATAGCTTGGGCAAGTCCAGATGCCGCTGCGTGAAAAGACCGCGGTCGAACTGATGGTTGTCGTGTGCCGAGATGGAAATGACCATGCCCCGAAAGATCCGCGCCCAGAACTCCGCCAGGCCCTCGCTGCGGTTCCTCGCCGGTCTTCCGTTGCTCGCCGCCGTCGCAACCCTGGCAGCCTGCAGTCCCGAACCGGCCGAGGCGCCCCAGCCCGCCTGCATCGAGGTTCCGCCCGGCACGATCCATCCGGCCGATCCGAAGACGGGCGGCAAATGGGATCCGACACTCCGGCCGTGGCTCCGGCCGTCCTGCTGATGCCGGATGACGGGAGGAACACTGCCGGCGGCGCACCCTCGGGCCGCGACGATGACGACGGCGACGACGACGGCAGCGGCGACGGCGACGGCTCCAGCCAGCCCGGCGAGACCGACAGCTCCGCCGGCGGCGGAGGCGCGGGCTCCTCGGCCGAAGGCGCGGACGGATCGGATGCCTCGACGGATGCGGACGGGAAAGGGACGTCGGGGTCGGCGGACAGTGCCACCGGCTCCGCCAAATCCTCGGCCGGACCGGGCGGCGCCTCCAGCAGTGCCGGCGGCCTGGGAACCTCGTCGGGGGTCTCGAGATGAAGGCTGCTATCTTTCGCTCGGCGCGGCTTTCGGCGCTGGCCGTTCCGCTGCTCGGAACCCTGGCCGGCGGCAGCATGGCGCAATCCTACGACAATGCCGGGATTGGCTGGACCGGAAGCATGGGCTTTCCGGGCGCCTCCGACCGGAGCGTGCGCCTGCAGGCCGCTGACCTGATGAAGAAGGCAGAGAGCGGATACTACGGCACGCTGGGCAGTTCGCCCACGCAGAACAACTACTACGACAGCAGCGTCTCGATGGATGTGAACGTCGGCGACGGATCGAATGCCGAGATCTCGAACCACACGGCCGAAGGCTCGGGCGTCAACAGCTATTCCGTGGGCTCTGTCAACACCACGACCAACGACATCTCGATCGACGGCAGCGGCTCCTCGGTGAGCGTGGTCAGCACCAGCAATTCGACCGGCTGCATCGACGGATCGATCAGCGCGCCCGGCAGTTCCGGCTATTCGACGTTCGACATCTCCGCGGGCGGATGGGCGGAAAGCGGTTCATGCGACTGACACGCCTCCGCCTGAAGCCGGCGGCGAGGATCACGGGCAAGTGCATCGCGCTGCTGGCGGCCCTGTCCGCCTGCACCGGGATCGCCCCGCACGACAAGAACGCGAAGCTGGTCCAGGGACCGCCGATCGCCGACGTGCAGACCCCCTTCGACCAGGCGCTCACCTGCCTGAACGGCAAGATCTCCCCCAGGCTGCGGTTCGCGGTGGGCATCATTCCCGACCTGACCGGTCGCGAGCAGTACAACGACGGCGGCGCCGGCAAGTTCGTCAGCCAGGGCGCCGGTGAAGTCGTCCAGTCGGCGCTCTTCAAGGCCGGCGTCTCGCTGGTCAACCGGCGCGACCAGATGGTCTCGACCAACGAGGCCAGCTGGGGCATCCGCACCATGCGCCAGCAGGTTCCGGCGGACTTCTATGTCAGCGGCAGCATCAACTCGCTCGATTTCATCCCGGGCGGCGCAACCTATGCCGTGATCGGCGGCATCGGGCCGCGCTACCGGCAGAACCGCATCCTCATCGCCCTCGATCTCTCGGTCACCAATGCCACGACCGGGCAGATCGTGGCGAACATCCCGCTGCAGAAGCAGATCTTCGCCGATGAATGGGGCATCACCGGGGCACGCTTCGCCGGCAATACCCTGGTGGACGCCGATGCGGGGGTCCAGCAGCGCGAGCCGCTGAACTTCGCGCTGCGCCAGGTGCTCTACCTCGCCACATTCGAACTGCTCACGCAGCTCATGCCGGTCCGGCAATATGCCGAGTGCCGGTCCCTGATCGATGACGGCGCGGGAGAGGTGACGGGTCCCGGGACGACCGGCGAATTCATCCGGAAATACGAGGCCGCCAAGGCCCGGGCGGAGGAGCGGCGCAAGCAGGCCCTCGAGGCCGTCGCCGCAGCCGAGGCGCGGGAGGCCGAGGCCCAGGACAGCGAGACGGCCGAGGCCGCCCCCGCGAAACCCCAACCCGCCGCGGAACCGGCCTCCGAGGCTCAACCGGCAGCCGGCACGACCGCCGCTGCGCCCGCTGCCGATCCCCCCGCGACACCCGTTCCGGTCGTCGCGGAGCCCGCAACGCCCGCGCGCGCCGTCAAGGCGGCCGCCAGGGCCGAACAGGACGCGGTGACTGTGCCCGCCGCGCCAGCGGACGCAGATCCCGCCCCCGAGGCGGTGCCCCGGCTCGAGAAGGCCGCCACGACGACACGCCCTGCCCCGTCCGACGCCTCTCCCGAAGCCGCGGATACCGCGACACCCGAACCCCCCGATCCGAAGCGCGGCCTGCCGGTCCTTCCGCCCGCGGCCGCCGGACGCGAGGCCTGAGGCCCCGGGACGGAGACCGATGCACGAGATCCCCCTCGATATTACTTGATCAGCATCCGGCCTCGCGAGGGGGGGAGTTCCGGATGCGAATGGAGAGAACCATGTTCATCAAGCACCTTTCGATCGCGGCCCTCCTCCTGTCGGGAGCGACGGCAGCCTATGCGGATGACTTCCGTCGCGGCGGCTTCGACAGCGTCAACCAGGATTTCGAGGAAATCGTCGCCGACATCAATGACGGGTTCGCGACCGGCAGCGCCCGCTTCGCCAACATCGCGATCAACACCGGCGACGTCGACGCCTCCGTCAACATCAATGCCGACCTCGACGAGGGTGGGGTGGTCTCGAGCTTCCGGGGCGGGTTGCTCGACATCGACCTCGCGGCCAGCAGCGCGGAGATCGCCGGCGGCGCCGACGCGATCGAGGGCGGGTTGACCATCGCCGGGGTCGAGATGGTGGAGGAAATCGACGAAGCCTCGAACATGTCGATGGGCTCGATCAGCACCCTGGCCGCGGGCGCGCTCAACACCGTGACCATGGACCTGACCGAAACCGCGGCCGCCTCGTCCTTCGACGTGGCCAGCGGCTCGGTCGCCGCGGCCGGCTCCACCGCCAGCACCTCGGCCTATGACCTGCTCACCTCGCGCAGCAGCGGCTCGGGCCTCTCCTCGGTGGCCGCCGCCTACAACGTGGCCGACATCAAGGCCTCGGTCTCGCTCGATCTCGAAGACGGCAACTATGCCTTCGTCGGTGCCGCCCAGGATGTCGTCGGTAGCCTGACGACCACCAGCTTCGTCGGCGTCAGCACGCTGGCTGCCGGTGCGCTCAACACCGCCGATGTCACCGCGGCCTTCGTCTCGACCGGCTCGCGCAGCCGCGACTGATCCCGGTCGCACCGGCCCTGCCTCGCCGGTGTGATCATCAGGGTGCGGCAGGGAGGCCGCATCCCGGACGGCCGGTCTGACCGGCCGTCCACACCCCGCACAAGGCGGAACCGCCGCCGCAGCCCTGGTCCGCACCGCCCACGGCCATCATGATCGGCCCCGCTCTCACCCGCCGCCAGACCCTCGGACCCTCCCGGCAGCGCCTGAGCGTGGGCGTGGGGTCGCCACGACAAAAGCAGGCAGGACGCCACCCCCCGGCGCCGATATGTCCGAGAAACCCGCAACCGGAGTTCCCGATCCCCCGGCAGGCCTCACCCTGCCTTGCGCATTGAAGTTGAAGCGCAAGTTCGAGATCTCATCGACATCAGCAAGCCCGGGTGCAGGCCCGCGAAAGTGAATGTCACCCATCCACGGCCGGCGGCGGCAGCGCGGCCATCGCCGGAAACGTCCTCGTGGGCGGGCTCATCGGCCTGGGCGTCGACGCGGCGACCGGCGCCTCCAGGACGGGCTCCCAATCCGGTGAAGGCGGAACTGGAGGGTCGGCGAAGGGAGAAGACGCCCGGATGCCTCGTCGAAGCTCCGGCAGCCGTAGGCGCGGCCTCCCGGCTCAGCCGGAAGATCCTTCCGCGCCGTGGTCGCAAGGGAGCTGTTTTCCCGGTGGGCGCGGCGCCGTCACCGACGGTCGTTCCGGCGCGGGCCGATCTGCTCCCAGGCGGAGAGGATGCTGCCGATGTGGCCGGCGGCCTCGGCCAGCTGCGGCCCCGACTCGCGGCGGAAGGCGGAGGCAACCTGCATCCGACAGAATTCATAGACACGAAACAGGTTGTCCGCGATCTCGCCGCCCTTCTCGAAGTCGAGGCTGCCCTGCAGGATGTAGATCGCCGTGAAGGCGCGGTTCAGGTGCTGGTCGGGATAGACCGGTCCGGGCACCGCAGCGGCGAGCGCCTTCAGCGACCGGTCCAGTTCGCGCAGCGTGACGAGGATGATCTGGTGCGGATCCTCGACTGACTGCAAGTCCATGGTCTCGGCACGCCGGTAGCGGGTTCTCGCATCTGCGACAGCCATCCTCTGTCTCCTTCCGGAAGCGCCGAAGTCACAGGAGATCAAACGGACGTTCGGAAACAGTTTTTAGCGACTTGCGCAACAATCGGCGAAGCTACCGTCTTCGACACCTGCATCACCCGTCTCGTCCAGCGACGTGAAGAGGCCGGACCTGCTGCTCGGGCTGGGCAGGCAGAGCCGGCGCACCATCATGAAGATTGCCCGATCGCCGCTTCCCTCCGTGCCACGAAGAGTTTCGAACCAGGATTGCAGATCCGTGACGACACGGCCTCATGCCGCCACGTCAGCACGATGCTCGCGGCCCGTACCCCGAAGGCGGGTCCTGTGACCAGGACCGGCGCCTGCCGATCCTCAGCCGTTCACGGTGTTCGCGAGCACCTTGAGATCCTTTCCCGCCCTCGACTTGCCGATGATCTCCACATCAAGGACATCATGCTTTGTCAGCATGACGATCCCGCGGAAAATATCCGTCTTGTTCAGGCCGGACTTCATCATCACTCGCTCCAGCCTTGCTTCGGTTCGCGGGGCGATCTTCATCGAAAGCCTGCGGGTCGGGACGCTGATCCTGTTCCTGCGCGCCTGCTGGCGGATGGCGGTGGTCCTTTCGAACCAGTCGGCAAGGCCGAGTTTCAGCCGCTCGACAAGTCCGGGCTCCTCATCCAGCAACCCGATGTAATAGGTGAAAACGGCCTTGCGAAAACGGGATGTCGCCTGGGGATCGATCCGGAACGCCGCTGCATCCAGGACTTCCATTTCCGGAGCCGGAAGCACGACCTCGAGCGGGCTCTCGGCCTGCTCCCGTGCCTTGGCAATCGCCGGAGTGCTCTGGGCCGGAACCGCCACCACGGCACCGCAGTCATCACAGGTCGCAGCCAGAATGCCCTTCGCAAGACCTTTGCCATCACTGAAGGGGACATCGTGATATCCGAAGGTGGTCGTGACCAGCCGGCCGCAATCCTCGCAGATCGCCCGGCTCTTCTCGCCAGGAAAATACAGCTTCATGATCCGGCCTGACCTCCGTCTTCGGGATGGACGCTGATGAACATCGTTTCGGGCGCTTCGGGATCAAGGAAGTAGAACTTGATATACCACCGGTCCGGCTTGTCAGGCTTGATCACGTGAACCTGGACACCCTTCACCGTGTGATGCCACGAGGATGTGTGATGCGTCCCGTTGCACCTCCTCAGCATGTCGACGACCTCGGCGACGGCGACCTTTCCTGTTGCCAGAAGGTTCTTCGCCTCGATCGAGCTCCGTGCCTCGTGCTGGTATAACCCCTCCTTGAGGGACTGGATCACCCTTTGCCGCGCCTCCTTGAAACCCAGTTCAGTCATACATACGATACTCTTCGTAAAAGTCAACGCCGCGCCACCGATCAGGCCGATATGGGTTCTCATGAGTCTTCCGCCACAGGCTAACCGATGCTCCCCCTTCGCGAAACCATCTTGACCGCCCTGGCAGACGTGTCGTGATCTATCAAGCATCTGGTCCTCCTACGGGGCGCTGCTTGTCCGAGGCGCACCGCGTTTGGCATCGGGCGCTCGAGGGAAAAAACTCTTGGAAAAGCGCGCTGAAGACTGCCAAGTCTGAACGGGCCAGAAGTTCACCGGCCTTGGTTTTTCTTGGTGCCCCCTACCGGACTCGAACCGGCACGCCCGAAGGCAAGGGATTTTAAGATGGGGTGGTTGCCGCCTTCCCCTCACTGCATCGTAGGGTAGCGCGCAGCGTTACCGATGTCAGGAAGGAATGGAGGCAAAGACATGGATGCAACAATCATAGGCGTAGATTTAGCCAAACGTGTGATCCAGATACACGGGACGGAAAAATCGGGTGAGACGGTATACCGAAAGAAACTGACCAGAGAGCAGTTCTCCCGGTTCATGACTGAGATACCTTCTTGCATCGTTGCGTTCGAGGCATGTGGCAGCGCAAATCACTGGGCGCGTCAAATGGAGCTGATCGGGCATGAAGCAAGACTGATACCGCCCCAGTATGTGCGCCCCTTTGTCAAACGGCAGAAAAACGATGCAGCGGATGCCGAAGCGATTGCCACCGCGGCAAGACAGCCCGGCATGCGATTTGTCAGTGCAAAAACGGAGGAGCAGCAGAGCAAAATCGTCGTTTTTCGCGGGCGGGAACGTTTGGTCCATCAACGCACTGAGCTTGTGAACGCTCTACGGGCAACACTTTATGAGTTTGGCTATGTGTTCCCAATCGGACGCGCCAGCATGCCGCGGATTGCTGCTCTGATCGATGATCCCAGTGCGGATTTACCATCAATGGTGCGCCTGGAATGCCAGGATCTACTGCAGCAGATCGCCGAAAAGACAGCTCGTATTGATGAAAAATCTAAGAAGCTGCAGGACGCCAGCGCCCAAGGCGAAAAGGGCAAGCTGCTTCAATCAATGCCGGGCGTAGGCCCAATGACAGCGTTGGCCGTTCAAGCGTTCGCGCCTGAAATGACACAGTTCAAATCTGGCAGAGACTTCGCTGCCTGGCTGGGGCTCGTTCCTCGACAATTCTCGTCGGGAGGAAAAGCTCGCCTTGGACGGGTCTCCAAGGCGGGTCAGGCTGATATACGAAGGCTTCTGATCATTGGTGCGATGTCAAGGATTGTGGGCCGGGCACGAAACAACATCGCCCCAGACACTTGGGTGGGCCAAATGCTTGGTCGGAAGCCAAAAATGCTGGTGGCAATTGCATTGGCCAACAAGATGGCGCGACAGATTTGGGCGATGCTAACGCGTGAAGAGAAATATCGAGATCCGGCCATGTCTGCATGATGGCAAACGACGTGTCATGAGCAGCTAGAGCCGGTAAACTGGGGGTGTAAGAAGACGACGACTAGATGGGCGCCATGATCGAACAGATCTGGGTCGGGAGAACCAGCCAGGGACTTCGAGCTTGCAAGCTCGTTTTTAAGATTTGGACCTGACCCGCAGATCACCATCTCGGCCCGCGGTTTCTGAAATGCCGCACATAGAGGCCTGACAGAAGACCGCACTCGATTACGCGCACAAGAAAGTCAGAAAATTCTTGCATACCAGGCGGCAACCACAGAAGTCCCTGGTGTCTACCATTCCACCAAGGGGGCACATGGTAGGCCCGGAGGGATTTGAACCCCCAACCAAAGCGTTATGAGCGCTCTGCTCTAACCGTTGAGCTACAGGCCCGTCCCTTCGGGTCTTTGGCGGAATTCGAAATTGAAGGCAACCGCTATGCCAACCACCCGAGAAGCCATCCTGACCGCCTTGGCGGACCTGCTCAGCACGGTACCTTATGTGCCCGTGCTGCGCGGCGAGGTCTTGCCAGAGCGGATCCCACCCGCAGGCCTGATGATCCTACGCGACGGCAGTCCCGGCGAGCCGGGCGTGTCGCTGTCACCGCTCACCTACCACTACCAACATCGCGCTGAACTCGAGGTAATCGTGCAATTCGGTCAGGATCGGGATGGACGGTTTGACACAGTGGTCGCGCAGATTGGCGCAGCGCTTGGCGCCGACCGGACGCTGGGCGGGCGCTGCGACTGGGTCGAGGCCGAGGCGCCTGAACCGGCCGACCTGCTCGTCGACGGCGCAGCCACGATCAAGGCCGCAATCGTGCCCATCATCCTGCATTACGCCACCAGCGACGCGCTGGGGCCGCCGCTCTGAACCGAATGACCGTGATTTACCGTGTCAATCAGGGTTATCGCACGAAACCATCGGACCGGCCAAGCTCACTGGCGCAAAAGCAACAGGCGTTCCAAGGCATTCAGGGCGAGCCTCGCGTCGCGAAAGATCAGATCAACATCGACAAGATCGTGAATTTCGGCATCGTCCATGTCGAGGGCCGGTGCCACGCCGATGGTCGCCAGGGGAACCGCGATGCGCAGGGCAAGAACCAGGCGAATGAGATCCGGCAGTCGCTCCTTGGTGCTCAGGGACACCCCGACAACGGTCGGCTGAGAGGCAGTCACGTGGGCGATCAGATCGTCGTGGTGTTCGGAAATCCTAAGGTCGATGTCCCAGCCCGCGTCCCGGAATGTTTCGGTGGCGATGGTGATCCCGAGCGTATGTGTTTCTCCGGGCACAGGCGCAAACAGGGCATCTGGGCGTGTGCGTCGGGCCCAGCCCGCTTCCTCGTGATCGGTTTTGAGTGCGCGGATGAGGGCATAGAGTTGGCCAGTCGCGCCAGTAACCTCGATGAAGGGGATTTCATTGCGGTCCCAGCGTTCCCCGAGGGAGCGCGCGGCCTCCGCGATCAGGCCATATCTCAGGTTCTGCTGCGAAACACCGCTTCTCTGAAGGTCAAGTATGAAGGACAGGGGAGCGGCCGAGTCAGGTTGCAGCAGCAGATCGCAAAACTCGGAAACCGTCTCGGGAGCAATCGTGTTGACGTCTACACGGAGCACAGGAGGGCCCAGCTTCACCAGACGCTGGATCACCTCAGTAGCGAGGCGCTCGATTCTTTCGGCGGGCAGAGAATTGCGCTTGTTGTCGAATAGCCTGTTCGCACGGTGGTAAAGTTCGGTGTTGATTGCGTGCGTTTCAGTCATGCTGTGGCCGTGTCGGTGATCCCATGATCACCGATCATTAGTGGCTGCAGCAACCTTTGCAACCGCCAGCCGCAAGCACCTAGGCACAGAGCTGGCAAACAGGAACACGACAGGAGATGAGACAATGGCACGAGCGCATGGCGCCCGGGCAAGACTGGCGCTTGCCTTTGAGACGATTTACGGCACCGCACCCGAGGCGGGCTGGTGGCAGATGCCCTTTGTCAGCAGCACACTCGGGGCCGAGCAGCCGCTCCTGAGCTCAGAACTGCTGGGCTATGGCCGCGATCCGCAGGCCCCGCTGGCCGATGCGGTTACCGCCGATGGCGATGTGGTCGTGCCCCTCGACACGGTGGGGTTCGGGGTCTGGCTGAAGGCAGCCTTTGGCGCGCCCGTGACCACTGGGCTCGATCCCGGTCCGTTCACGCATGTATTCACCTCGGGCGGCTGGGATCTGCCATCGCTTTCCATAGAAACGGCCATGCCGGAAGTGCCGCGCTATGCGCTGGCCACGGGCTGCGTGCTGGACCAGCTCAGCTGGCAGATGGCGCGCTCCGGCCTGCTGACCGCAACGGCCCGCCTGATCGCACAGGGCGAAACGGTCGCTGCCGCCTCCACGATCGGCACGCTAGAGGTGCCGGCCTTCCGCCGCTTTGGTCATTTCAACGGGGTGATCACGCGCAATGGCCAGCCGCTCGGCAATGTCGTCTCGGCCGAGATCACCTATGCCAATGGGATCGACCGGATCGAGACCATCCGCAACGACGGGCGCATCGAGGGGGCAGATCCCGGCATGGCGGCGCTGACGGGTCGGCTGGAGGTGCGGTTTGCGGATCAGACCCTGATCGAACAGGCAATCGCGGGCGAGGCGTGCGCGCTCAGCTTCGGCTATGCGCTGCCCTCCGGCGAAAGCCTGACGATGGACGTGCCCGCCGTGCATCTGCCGCGACCGCGGGTCGAGATCCCGGGCCCCCAAGGCATCCAGGCCAGCTTCGACTGGCAGGCGGCGAAGGATGCCAGCGCAGGGCACATGTGCCGGGTGAGGCTGGTGAACGCAGTGGAGGGCTATTGACGATGCTGACACTTGATCTGACCAATGCACCGCGCTGGATCGAGCTGATCCCCGGGCTGCGTGTCCAGCTACGTCCCTTGACGACCGCGCTGATGGTTGCAGCCCGCGCCGATCCGGCACTGGATCTCGCGGCCGTACAAAGCGACGACAATATCGGCGGGATTGTCGCTACCGAGGCGCTGGCCCTAACCATGGCGAAGGCGCTGGCCCGACAGGCGATCCTCGATTGGGAAGGCGTCGGCGATGCGGAGGGCCACCCCTTGCCGGTCAGTCCCGCCGCGATCGATGCGCTTCTGGATGTCTGGCCGGTCTTCGAGGCGTTCCAGACGATCTACGTCTCGAAGGGACTACTCCTGGACGCCGAAAAAAACGTCTCACCGCCCTTGCCGACTGGGTCTTCGGCGGGGGCGAGCGCTACTGCGCGGCCTGTGCGAGCAGCTGCGAAGACTGCCCGGCATGGCAAAACCGCCCGCTAACCCGCGAGGGCATCGCCGTCTGGGATCTCGTGCAGCGCCTCGGTGGCCAGCTGCGGCTGGTCGCAGCTCAGCACGGCGCCATCGTGATTGGCTGGGACATGACAGCGGCGCTGGCCATGGCCGCAGCTCTGGACATTCCGCCCCTCGCGGTTGCCGAACTGCTGCCGCCCATTGAGGCGGTGATGGTGCGCAAACTCAATGAAGAAGCGCGGTCGGTGATCAGCGCCTCATTCTGACCTCGTTCGCGTTTCGAACGATGATTTCCGCGGAAGGATCCGACCCATGGCAGAGAAGCGCGTCAGCGTCCGCCTTGCGGCCGTGGGCGGTCGTCAGGTCCGGGCGGAACTCGAAGGCGTGGGCGATGCTGGTGCGCGGGGCTTTGGGCGTCTGTCGCGCGAGATGGAGGCCGCCAACACCAGGCTTGCGGCCTTCGCCCGTCGCGCCAGCGTCGCCATGGGCGCAGCCGCAGCGGCGACCACCGCCGCCTTGGCCGTCATCGTGCGCACGACGGCGCAGAGTGCCGCGCAGATCCAGCAGTTTGCCCAGGTGGCCAATGCCACGCCCGAGGTGTTCCAGCGCTGGTCAGCCGCATCGGCCACGGTGGGTATCGAGCAAGAGAAGCTCGCCGATATCCTGAAGGATGTGAACGACCGGGTCGGGGACTTCCTGCAGACGGGCGGCGGCCCGATGGCGGATTTCTTCGAGAACATCGCGCCGCAGGTTGGGGTGACGGCCGAGCAATTCGCGCGTCTGTCCGGCCCCGAAGCCCTGCAGCTTTACGTCACCTCGCTCGAGCGCGCCGGTCTCGGCCAGCAGGAGATGACCTTCTATCTCGAGGCGATGGCGTCCGACGCCACGCGGCTCATCCCACTCTTGGCAAGTGGCGGGGCCGAGATGAAGCGGCTGGGCGAACGTGCCGCAGGCTTTGGCACCGTGCTCGACCGCGAGGCATTGGCCGCGCTGCGCCGCACCGAGATCGCGCTGATCGGTGTGGGCCAGGTGTTTCAGGGGATGCGGGTGCAGATCGGGGCAGCCTTGGCCCCCGCAGTCACCGCAATGGCCGAAGCCTTCCTGCGGCTCGCCGAGACCGGCGGTCCGATCAACCGCGCCTTCACGGCGGTCCTCGACAATCTCACGCGCCTTGGCACCTACGCTGCCACCTTCGCAGCCTTCCTCGCCGGACGCTGGGTCGCAGGGATGGCCGCGGCCGCTCTGTCTGTTCGGGGGCTGGCGACTGCGCTTGTGCTTCTGCGCGGTGCCTTGATCCGCACTGGGATCGGCGCCCTAATCGTCGGCGCAGGCGAGCTGATCTACCAGTTCACCCGGCTTGTCAGCAGTGTCGGCGGCGTCGGCAACGCCCTGAGCCTTCTGGGCCAAGTGGGCGCAGAGGCGTGGGACCGGCTTTCTCTGACGGCTTCTGCCGCCTGGGCACGCGTCGAGGCAGGCTGGGCCCGAACACAGGCCGCAATCTACGACGGGCTGCAGGGCACAACGGAAGCCGTGACCGGCTGGGCCAATGCCACGATTGGGGCGTTTCAGGGGGGCTTTGATGCCGTGGTCGCGATCTGGAGCGCGCTGCCCCAGACCATCGGGGATTTCGCCTACCAGGCAGCAAACGGGCTGATCGACGGCGTCGAGGCCATGCTCAATGCCGTGGTGGGCCGCATCAATCGCTTCATCGAAGGGTTGAACAGCGCGCTGTCGCTCCTGCCTGACTGGGCCGTCGGCGAAGGTGGTGCGCGGATCGGCACGCTCGATCCCGTCGATCTTGGCGGCATCGAGAACCCTTACGCTGGCGCGGCCGCTGCAACCGGCACCGCCGCGGCGGAGGCGTTTCAGGCGGCGATGGGGCGCACTTACGTCGAGGCGCCAGATCTCTTTGGAGGTATGGCAGACGCGGCGCGCGGACGGGCCAGTGGTTACGACGAAGCTGCAGGCATGCTGTCGGACGCCGCCAACCGGCCGCGTACCGCCTGGGACGCATTAAAAGCCGCCGTCACCTCCGCAGGCTCCGAGGGCAGTGCAGCACTTGACGGGACCGCCGCCGCCGCCGATCGCACGACGGCGGCGCTGGGCGAGACAGCAGACGCGGCGGGTCAAGCCGGTGATGCCACAGGTCAAGCCGGAGGTGCGGCAACCAAGGCCGCCGAAGAAGCCGCCACCGGTTGGCGCGCGGTCGCGCAAAGCCTCGCTGATTATGCACGCGACGCGATGGATTGGGGCAAGGGCCTCGGCCAATCGCTGGTCTCGGCCTTCCAGTCGGCAGAAAGCGCGTTCCGGACCTTCGTGACCACCGGAAAGCTCGACTTCAAGAGCTTGGTCTCCTCGATCCTGGCCGATCTCGCGGTGATCGCCGCGCGGCGCTTCATCCTCGGCCCGATCGCCAATGCGCTCTCGGGCGCTCTCGGCGGCTTAGGCGGGGGCGGTGGGATCTTTGCGGGCATCTTGCATCAGGGCGGCATCGTCGGTGGTGCGACGCCCATGCGCATGGTGCCAGCCATGGCCTTCGCTGCCGCGCCGCGCATGCACGAGGGTGGCTGGGCCGGGCTGCGCCCCGACGAGGTCCCGGCTATCCTGCAGCGCGGCGAGCGCGTTCTCTCCCGCCGCGAAGCCGCCGCCTATGGCGCGGGGGCCACGGGACGGGATGCAACTCCGGTGATCAACGTCACCATCCAGACCCGGGACGCCGAGAGCTTCCGGCAATCGCGCACGCAAGTCGCCAGTGACATCGCTCGCGCCGTCGCGCTGGGGCGGCGGGGAATGTGACCGCCGACCACCACGAACAGACCTGCCAAGGACCTCACCCCATGACCTTCTGCGAAGAGCGCTTCCCCGACGACATCAGCCGCGGGGCGCGCGGGGGCCCGGAACGGCGCACGCAAGTTGTGGAACTGGCCTCGGGCTTCGAGGAACGCAACGCCTCCTGGGCTCAGTCCCGGCGTCGCTTCGATGTGGCCTATGGCATCCGCCGCGCCGATGATCTGGCACGCGTCGTCGCCTTCTTCGAGGCTCGGCGCGGACGGCTGCAGGCGTTTCGGTTCAAGGACTGGTCGGATTACAAATCCTGCCTGCCCTCCGTCAGGGTCTCCGAACTCGACCAGCAGATTGGCATGGGCGACGGCACAGCCACCGACTTTGCCCTCGTCAAAGCCTATGGCAGCGGCCCCGAGACCTACCTGCGCCGCATCGTAAAGCCGGTCGCCAGCACGATCCGCGTCGCGCTGAATGGCGCCGAACAATTCACCGGCTGGGCCGCCGATGTCACCAAAGGCCTTGTCAGCTTCGATACCGCCCCCGATCCCGGCGTGATCATTTCGGCCGGCTTCGAATTCGACACGCCCGTGCGCTTCGATGCGGACACACTCGACGTCACCCTCGATCTTGAACGCTTGGGCTCCATCACCGCCATCCCGCTGATCGAAGTCCGCCTCGCCTGAACCCGCAATCCCGGACCCGCCCCATGCAAACCTACACACCCCTCGAACATCGCCCTGGCGATACGCCGCAGCTTTTCGACCTCGAAGGTGGGCTGCCGACCCAAGGCCCCTTCGGCAAGATCGTCAGGCTGACCGCCAGCGAGGAGGTCACCGGTCTCACCCCTGTCCCGATCGAGGCTGACGAACGCTATGCCTTCCGCGCCACCTACCGGCGCGCCAGCGACAGCCCCGATCCGGCCAATGACGCGATCAGCTGCGGCCTCGACTGGCTGGCCGCCGACAAGAGCCTGCTGTCACGCACCACCATCGACACCCAAACCGGCCTCCGGGTCGCCGATGGCCGCCGCGAGATCCGTGCCTCGGTCGTGGCGGAAGCCAATGGTCCCGCCCGGATCGTGGCCCCGACCGGCGCGCGCTACGCCCAACCTTGGCTCAAGACCTTCGGCACCGGCCATGCCACGGATGTCGAAGTCCTGAGCCTTGAGCGGCTGCCCTTCGTCTCCGTCCCCGTCGCTCGCACCTTCTATGTCACGATGGATGGCCAGGACATCAATGAAGGCACCTCGCTGACATCGCCCTTGGCCACGATCTCTGAGGGCCTCGCCCGCGCCGCAGCCCTTGGCCAATCTGCCGTCGTCATCGTCCAGCCCGGCGAATACACCGTCCCGCCCGAGACCGTGATCCCCGCCAATTGCGCTCTTTACGGCTATGATCTGCGCGTGACCAAGCTGCGCCTGCCTATCGGCCAGGAAGAGAACAACATGTTCCTCCTCTCCAATGGCTGCAAAGCGCGCGGCTTCACCTTCACCGGCTTGCGCCATGAGCCCTACACGCTGGCGGGCGGCCCACCACGGAAAGGCTGGGCCTTTGTCTTCAAGCCCGGCGAGATCATCACCCGCTCGCCCTATATCGCCGATTGCTCGCAACTCCACAGTTTTACCCAAGACCAGCTGGTGCTGCCGATCGACAAGGCGGCCGGCAATCCGCTGATGCCCCGCGGCGGTGGCAATCTGCTCGCAGACGGCTCGGTCCTTGCCCCGTCCTCGCCCCTGCGCTCGGTCGTGGTCGACAGCTTCACTGCCATCAACCCCAATGGCGTGGGATATGCCATCACCCGCAACGCCTTTGTCCAGCTGGTATCGGTCTTCACCAACTGGTCGCGCGTCGGCCTCTGGGCGCACGATGGCGGCCAGGTCACGGTGGCCAACTCCAACAACACCTTCGGCGACTACGCCTTTGCCGCCACCGGCTTTCGTCGTGCAATCCGCATCGAGGGCGTGGCCGACAAGAGCCTGATTCGCACCTATCCTGCGGCCGCCAACACCATCACCAGCCAGACCGAGGCCATCGTCACCGCGCTGATGACCACGCGCTATCCGACGCTGCCCAACTGGAATGGCCTCTCGGCCGATCAGAAGGCGCTGGCCGAGCGCGACACCCGCACGCTCCTGCGCAGCCTCGCAGGCGACCTGCGCGCGGGCCAGGACCGCGGCGCGCAGTTCTTTGCCAAGGGCCTCTTTGATTGGAATGCGGACTATGCCTTCTCCATCGCGCTGGTGCCGCTGTTTCTGGCCTCCTGGGAACAGGTCCGCGTTGAGCTTGCCGCCCGCATCACCGATCCCGGCGCGCAGACCATGATTGCGGCCCTCATCGCGCTGATCTCCGATGTGGTTGCCGCTCCCGAGGCCTATCGCACCGGTTTCCCTTCGGTGATCGAAGCCACCGGCCAGCAGTTCAGCTATGCCGGTTCGGGCGTGAACTACAACGCGCTGCCCTATGCGCAACGCGGCACCGGCCGCGCGCCTGACCCCTCCAGCGCCATCCTCAAATCCGGCGGCGGGCGCATCTACGCGACCTTTTCCACCGAGACCGGCGACACGTACCTTGGCGAGGACCTACGGGTGGATTTCGAGAGAAACACCATCGAAGGCCAGGCCTTCTCGCGCGGTGTGCAAAACATCGCACTCCCCCTCATCATCGGTCTCGGAGCCTGACCCCCATGGCCACCATCACCACGCCCCGTCCGCCCCTGAACCTCTTTGAGGTCGTGCGCCAATCGCTCGGCCTCGAATGGGCCACCGTCTATGACGTGCCGGATTACCTGATCCCGGCCGAGGGGCCGAACCCCGCGCGCAGTGTCGCCGCAGCGGCCATCATGACCGGGGTGCTGATCACCCCCACATCCGAGGCCGCCGTGCGCGTCTCGATCCGGGTTCTGGCGCTGAACAACACCCCCTGGCTGCTCCTTGATCGCGCCTTCGCCCCCTCGGGCGATGTCCTCTCGATCGGGCTCGACCGCCAGGTCCTCAAATCCGGCGAGCGGCTGCAGATGAAGGTCGAGGCCGGGGAAGCAGCCGTCGCGCATTTCTCCTTCATCCTCAACCAGCGCGAAGAGTTCACGGTGATCGCATGAGTGCCCTTCGTTACGCTACCGGCCGCGGCCGCTTTGTCGGCCAGTCCCTGATCTATCCCGTCCCGATCCCGCTCGATGCCGCGCAGTATTTCGGGGCGGCGTTGGTGGGCGAGGATGGCCAATTCTACTATTCCAACGGCCTCGAATGGATCGTGCCAATCGAGGACAACGAGATCCTGCGCCCTTCGGCCTTGGTGCCCTTCAGCGTCGACGAGCGCACCCAGCTGCGCCTGACCACCTTCCGCTCGCCTGCGGGGCTCGAACAGACCGGCATCATCTTCGAGATCTCTACCAATGGCGTGGATTTCGACGGATCGATCACGCGCATCGTCCCGGGCTTTGGCAATCTCTACCAGATCGAATTCCCCGAAGACGGCTTTGGCCCCGGCGACCGCGTGCTCTGGCGCGCGGCCTATACCGGCACGGGCGGCGCGCAGTCAAACTTCTCCGTTCCTTATGCCCAGACGTTTCCCGACCTGATCTCACGCCCCGCGCCGATCACGCGCGAGAACGCCATCACCGGCACGGTCCGTATTTCGGATTTCGAGAGCGCTGCCATCTTCGGCTATGGCTATGCCGAGACGCAGACGGCCTTCTATGCCCCGGACGCCACCCCGGGCGTCGATGCGCCGCTGGTCACCGTCACCCACACAGGCGGGGCGATCACCACTGTGCCGATTCCGCCGCTTGAGCCCGCCCGGAATTATCTCTGGCGCTCGCGCTATGGCGGCCGGCTGAATGCCTCGGCCCCCATCATCTATTCCGATTGGTCGAGCCCGCGCAGCTTCTTTCTCGGCGCGGCCTCGCTGATCCTGACCTATGATCTGACCTTCGCCACCGCACGCACGATCTACATCCCCCTCGGCGGCGGCACGGTCAACAACCCCCTCGATGTGACCATCGATTGGGGCGATGGCATCTCGGAGCGTTTCACCACGCCCGGGATCAAGCCGCACCTTTATGCCGAAGCTGCAGGCCCGCGCGTCACTGTTACTATCACCGGTCGCCTCGACTGGTATGGCACCAGCCAGGCCATCGACCAGAAGGCGCTGATCCGCGTCGAGAACATCGGCTTTGCCATGGGGCTGACCTCACTGCGCGGGGCCTTTCGCCAGACCACCACCGCGCTTGACCATATCACCCCGAATATCCCCGAGACCGTCACCAGCTTCGAGGAGCTCTTCTATGAGAGTTCCTGCGCCGCCGATCTGCGCGACATGGACACCCGTAACATCGAGACGATCCGGCGCATCTTCTTCCGCTCCGACGGCGTCGGCCCCAATTGCGCCAATTGGGATGTCGGCCGGGTGGCAGATGTGTTTCAGGCCTTCGCCAACAGCCAGATGAACAGCCCGTTCTCTCTCGGCAACTGGACCAGCCTCACCTCGATGGAGCAGATGTTCGTCCAGACCCAGGGCAACTACTATGGTGGCCGCGACGGCCGCGTGCGCTTCAACCAGTCGATCGCCACCTGGGACGTCAGCCGCATCACCTCGATGCGCCTGATGTTCGGCTGCACCGCCAGCGCCAATGTCGGCGCCATCGGGGCTGACTTCAACCAGCCGATCAATACGTGGGACGTGCGCGCGGTCCAAACCTTCGAGGGCTTCATGGGGCATCTGGGAAGCCCGGGGATCACCTCGGGCGGCGCGGTCTTCAACCAGCCGCTGAACCTGTGGAACACCTCGGCCGCCACCACCCTGCGCCGCATGTTTGCCATTGCACCGGCCTTCAATCAGGACATCAGCGCCTGGAACATCGGTTCAGTGACGGACCTGTCGGGACTGTTTGCTTCGGTGATCGGAGCGAGCGCCCCGATCTACCACGCCTTCAACCGTCCCCTCGGGCGCTGGAACACCGCCAGCGTCTCCGACATGTCCTTCCTGTTCCTGAACAGCAGCTACAACCAGCCGCTCGCAGACTGGCAGACCGGTTCCGTCACCACCATGCGCGGCATGTTCCAGAACTGCCCCTTCAACCAGCCGATCGGGACCTGGGATGTCGGCTCGGTCACCGACATGGCCTACATGTTCGCAAGCGTGCTCACCAATACCTCGCGCGTCGCCTTCAATCAGGACATCGGCGCCTGGAACGTCGGATCGGTCACCGACATGACGGCCATGTTCGGCGCGGTCGGCGCAGGCTCGAGCCAGTTCCACAGTTTCAACAACGGCGGCGCCCCCACCATCAACAGCTGGGATGTTGGCCGGGTCACCAGCATGCGCGCCATGTTCGCCTGCGGCATCGGCGGCAGCGGGATCCGCACCCACCCGTTCAACCAACCGATCGGCTCCTGGAACGTCTCGAACGTGGCAGACATGACCAGCATGTTGGCCGGCAACAACCATGCCTTCAATCAGGACATCTCCGACTGGCCGCTCCGCATCGCCGGGGTCACACTGACCAACATCATGGATACCGACACAGGCCATGCCTTCTCGCGTGAGAACTATGCGCGGCTCCTCGTCGGCTGGGCCAACCGCGTGGCCGACGCCAGCGGGCCCTTCAACCTGGCCCCCCGCTTCGATGGCAAGGTCTATGACGACACCCTCTACCGTCCAGCCGCGCGGCTACGCTCGGCCAACGAGGCGCGCGCCTTTCTGGTCTCCCCCCGCAGCCTGGCCGTGGCCGGTGCGGCAGAACCCGGGATCGATGGCCTCTATCTCTTCGAGAGCAGCACCGGCCTCTATGTCGCCCCGACCGGCTGGTATTTCCTGAAGACCGCCAGCAGCTGGTCGCTCTACGACCCCGAGGACCAGATGCGCGCCACCGGCATCGGCGACCACCCCTGGACCGTCACCACCTGGTCCGACCTCCTGGCCGCCGCCACCCTGCGCCTCGACGGCGCGGCATGGACCATCACTGGAGACAGCCCCGCATGAGCAGCCAGAGTTTTAGCGCCCAGACCCTGACCTGGTGGATCGCGCACGGACCAGACCGCCACACCGGCAGGCTCCGTGCGGGCGAAAGTCTCAGCACAGGTCAGGAGACCCTCGAGACCTTCACGCGGTTCCGGCCCTATCTCGATCGCCTGATCGCCCTCGGCGGTACGCCAGAAGAGGCGCATCCGCTTCTGCTGGGCGCGGATCGCGCGGGGTCAGAACCGCCTGCGCTGCCGGATTGAAGTGGCGCGTCCCGGCCTGCGCCATCTGCACAGGCTGACCGCACGGCGCGATGCCGTGTCGACCGCGAGACCAAGACCCTGACGTCTGCCGTCCGTGCGGGTCTATCGTTTCACAAACCTTCGCGCCCCCGGTCCTCCGGGGGCGTTTTGCATTTTGGAGACCACCATGCTCGGACCACTCTGGCAGGCCACCCGCGATCTACACCATCAGGCTGAGGACCACCCGCTGGCCCGCGCGATGATCGCGGGCACCATCACGACACAGGCTTGGGCCGATTGGCTGCAGGCGCATCTGACGATCCAGCTGGCGCTCGATCCGCATCTGCCGCTTGCGGTGCAACGGGCGGATGCACTGGCGCTCGACCTGCTGGCGCTTTTGCCAGTGGAGGCTCAGCCCAGTCGGGTGGCGGCGGAATTCGCAGCTTCGCTGACCGACACGGTGGCGATCTTCGGGGCAGCCTATCTGACCATCGGCGCGCATCGCCGCGGGGGGCGTGTCATCGAGAAGGCGCTGCGGGAAGCCGGGCGCGATCTGCCCTCACGGCATACGAGCTTTGACGACGGACCTGCGGCGGAAGCCTTCGTCAAGCAGTTGCGCGAGATCCCGGATCTGGCCCCCGGCGCACGGCGGGCCTTTGTCGCGCTCAGCGCCGTGATGGACGAGATCGTCGCGCGAGGGGATTTCGAAGCGCCAAGGGCGGAAGTGGCGGTCGCGCGATGAAGACCCTGCCATCCAGACTGCAGGCCCATCTCGACACCGGCGTGACCACGCTGGCCTGGTGCTGGCGGCTAACCCGTGCTGATGGCGCGCGGTTTGGCTTCACCGACCACGATCTGCCGCTGGTCTTCGACGACACGATTTTCGAGCCCCAGAGCGGATTTACTGCGTCCGAACTCCGCGCGGGCTCCGATCTCGCTGTCGATGCGCAAGAGGCCGAAGGCGTACTGTCCTCGGACCGCATCACCGAGACCGATATTCTCGATGGCCGCTGGGACAATGCCGCCGTCGAGGTCTGGCGCGTGAACTGGGCGGCGCCCGATCAGCGTGTCCTAATGCGCCGCGGTGCCGTCGGCCAGATTCGCCGCGGGCGGCTGGCCTTCGTGGCCGAGGTCCGGAGCCTCGCCCATGTGCTGGGCCAGACGGTCGGCCGGGTGTTTCAGGCGGGCTGTGATGCGGAACTGGGCGATGCCCGCTGCCGCGTCAATCTGAACGCGGTGGCGTTTCGCGGGACGGGCAGCGTTGCTGAACGCCTGCGCGACCGGGCGTTCGTGGCCGCAGGGCTTGGGGCGTTCGCCTCCGGCTGGTTCGCGCAAGGCACGCTGACCTGGGGGTCAGGCGCCAATGCCGGGCGGCGCGCGGAGGTGCTGCTGCATGACGTAATCGGCGGGCTCGTAACGCTGACACTGCTCGAGGCCCCGCTGCGCGCGATCACGGTCGGGGACAGTTTCACAGTGACCGCAGGTTGCGACAAGCGCGCCGAGACTTGTTCGGGCAAATTCGGCAACATCGCCAATTTCCGGGGCTTTCCGCACATCCCCGGTCAGGACGCGGTAATCCGCTATGCCACCAAGGACGGTGGCCATGAGGGCGAGGTGCTGGGATGAGCGCGCCCTTGCCCCGCCGCCGTGGCCGTCCGCCGAGGCCCGCAGATCCCGATCTGGTGATCGCCCTGGCGCGCGACTGGCTCGGCACTCCGTACCACGACCAGGCCTGCCTCAAAGGCGTGGGCTGCGATTGCCTCGGGCTCGCCCGCGGGATCTGGCGCCAGTTGCATGGGCCGGAGCCTTTCCCGATCCCACCCTACAGCCGGGATTGGGGCGAGACCGGGGAGCGCGAAGTTCTGGCAGAAGGGGCCACGCGCCTGATGCTGCCCATCGCAGTGGAGGCCCGCCAACCCAGCGATCTCCTCCTGTTTTGCATGCGCCCGGGCGCCATCGCCAAGCATGTCGGGATTTTGACAGCGCCGGACCAGTTCCTCCACGCCTATGAACGCCTCGGCGTCATCGAAGAACCGCTGACGCCTGCCTGGGCGCGGCGCATCGCCTTTGTCTTCCGCTTTCCGCGGCCGCGGCGGTCAGCAGCACGACGGACGCGCAATTCATCGGACTGAGAGGCGTGTCGGCATTCTGACACCTCCGCCCTTTGGCTGTTTCACCACAGAAAGACGATCCCTCATGGCCACCCTCATTCTGGGCGCTGCCGGTGCCGCGCTTGGCGGCTCGCTGATTTCTGGCACCATCCTTGGCTTCACCGGTGCCGCCATCGGGGGCTTCATCGGTGCCTCCATCGGTTCGGTCGTAGACAGCTGGATCATCTCCTCGCTCGCCCCTAGCCAGCGCATCGAAGGCGCGCGGCTCGACAGCCTGCGCCTGACCTCTTCGACCGAAGGCGCTGTCATCCCGCGAGTCTCTGGCCGCATGCGCATGGGCGGCAACATCATCTGGGCCACCGATTTCCGCGAGGAGGTGCGCACCACGACCCAGCGTGTCGGCGGCAAGGGCGGCGGCGGATCCAAGGTCACCACAACAGAATACCTCTATTACGCATCCTTTGCGGTAGCCCTGACTGAGGGACCGATTTCTGGAATCGGCCGCATCTGGGCCGACGGCAAGCCCATGGACATGACCGGTGTTACTTGGCGCTGGTATCCCGGCGATGAGAACCAGGCGCGCGATCCGTTCATCGCGGCGAAGATGGGTGCGGCCAATACGCCCGCCTATCGTGGCACCGCTTACGTGGTCTTCGAGGATTCGCCGCTGGAGAGTTATGGCAACCGCCTGCCGCAGCTCTCCTTCGAGGTTTTTCGCCCGATCGCGGACCCCGACAGCGCCGAAGGCCTGATCCGCGCCATGGTGCTGGGCGATGGCATGGGAGAGTTCGGTCTCGCAACCGGCATTGTCACCACCCAAAGTAGCGGCACGACTTCTGCGCTGAATGCCAGCCTTGATGCTGGGGCGGCGGATTTCACCGTGGCGCTGGATCGGCTGCAGGCGGCGTGCCCCAGGCTCGAAGCTGTCACGCTGCCCGTTGCCTGGTTCGGAGATGACCTGCGTGCCAACACCTGCCAGATCCGGCCCGGCGTCGAGACCCGTACGCGCGCCACCACGCCGGTGACCTGGGGCGTCAATGGCGAGACGCGCAGCAGCGCGCACCTTCTGTCGCGTGGAACGAATGGAGTGGGGTTTCGCGGAACGCCCTCGGATCAGACCGTGATCGCCGCCATCCGCGAGATCAAGGCGCGTGGGCTCCGGGTGACACTGGCTCCTGTGGTGATGCTGGACATCCCGGCCACCAACACGCGCATCGATCCCTGGACTGGGGCAGCCCCGCAGCCTGCTTATGCCGCCGCGACCCGGATCACCGCCAGCCTTGCACCGGGTCTGCCGGGGAGCCCGGACCTGACGGCGGCGATGACCAGCGAGATCGCTGCCTTTTTCGGCGCGGCGACGCCGACGCAATTTGCAGTGTCCGGTGAGACCGTGCGTTGGAATGGGCCTGCCAGCGATCGGGGCCTGCGCCGCCTTGTGCTGCATTACGCTCATCTCGCGGCGCGCGCAGGCGGGGTCGACAGTTTCCTGCTGGGGCCGCGGCTGGATGGGCTGGTCACCCTCCGATCGGCCCCCGGCACTTATCCGGCCACTGCGCAATGGATCAGCCTGGCGGCGGCCGTGCGTCAGATCCTCGGGGCGGGCCCGAAGATCGGGTTTTCGGCAGGCCCCGAGACCTGGCACAGCCATCATCCGACTCCGGGCGAGGTGCGGTTTCCGCTCGATCTGCTCTGGGCCGATGCCAATGTCAATTTCATCGGGGTGGAGGCCTATTGGCCACTGGCTGACTGGCGCGATGGCGACGACCATATCGATGCGGCCAAATGGCCCGCCCCGCAGGACCGCGCCTATTTCGCGGCCAATGTCGCGGGCGGTGAGAGCTACGACTGGCGCTACCTGTCTGATGCCGACCGCGCCGCACAGCGTCGGACGCCCGTGCTGGATCTGGCCGGGGGCGCCGAGGACGCGGCTTGGCTCTATCGGCCTAAGGATCTGGCGGGCTGGTGGAGCAATGCGCATGTCCCGCGCGTGGGCGGCGTGGCGCAAACGCCGACGGCCTGGATCCCGCGATCAAAGCCAATCCGGTTCACCGCCCTCGGCGCCCCAGCCGTTGATCGTGCCGCCAATGAACCAGATGCGCTAAGTGCACCGCTGGCTGCAGACGCCCGCCTGCCATGGTTTTCGCGCGGATGGCGGGATGACGCGAGCCAGCGCAGTGTGATTGAGGCGATCCTTGGCCACTGGTTTTCCCCTGGAGGGAACCCCGTCTCGCCCGTGACCGGCGCGCCGATGCTGGATATCGCGAACTGCGCAGCGGCTTTCTGGGATACGCGGCCCTATCCGGCCTATCCCGAAGCGCCTGACCTTTGGCCCGATGCTGCGACCTGGCGCACAGGGCACACTCTGAGCGGGCGGCTGGGGTCGGTGTCCCTCGCGGCCCTCGTGCGGTCGCTTTGTCAGCGGGCGGGGCTGCCAGACGGTCAGATCGACGTGTCGGGTCTCTGGGGCGCGATCGAGGGTCATGTCATCACAGCTCTCGAAAGCCCGCGCACCTCGATCACGGTGCTGGCGCGGCATTTCGGGTTCGATGCGGTCGAAAGCGAAGGCCGCATCCGGTTTCTGATGCGCGGCCGTGCGCCAGCAGCAGAGATTTCCTCTGACAACATGGTGACGGGTGCCACGGGCGGGGCGGAGGTTTTTGAGCTGACCCGGGCACAGGAGACCGAACTCCCCCTCGCGCTCAAATGGCAGGTCGCGCGCGCAGACGAGGATTATGACAGCGCGCTCGTTGAGGCGCGCCGCGTCACGGTGACGGCCGCGCGGATCACGGCTGAAGCGTTTCCGATGGCTGTCCCGCCAGAGGAGGCAGAGCGGCGTTGCCGTCGCGCACTGATGGAAGCCTGGACCGGGCGCGAGAGTGCCGCTTTCCGCCTGCCGCCCTCGCGGTTGGCCTTGGACCCCGGCGATGTTCTGCGCCTCAGCCATGACGGGCGCGAGATCGATCTGCGGATTCTGTCGCTCGCCGACAGCACCGCCCGCGGGCTTGAGGCGCTGGTGCAGGACCGCACGCTGCACGATCTGCCGCCAGGGCCGGCGCGTCCCGCGGCGCTCGCACGCCCGCTGGTGTTCGGGGCACCCGAGGTCGCCTTCCTCGATCTACCGCAGCTGAGCGAGACCGAGATCGACCACCAGCCGCTCATTGCCGCCGATGCGCGGCCTTGGCCCGGGACGCTTGCGGTCTGGCGCAGTGCCAGCAGCGATGGCTTCAGCCTGATCCAGACGCTGGGCGCGCGCGCAAGGATGGGGGTGCTGGCAGAAGACTTGGGGCCAGGGCCAGTCGGGCGCTTCGATCACGCGAACGCGCTGGTGGTGGATCTGGCCAGCGGCACGCTGGAAAGCGTCACCGACCTTGCGCTCTTTGGCGGCGCCAATGCCCTGGCCGTCGAGACCGGACCGGGGCATTGCGAGATCATTCAGGCAGGGACGGCAGAATTGGTCGCGCCCGGCTGCTATCGATTGACCCGCCTGTTGCGCGGACAGCGCGGCACCGAACAAGCCATGGGCAACCCGACGCTTGCCGGCGCGCGGATCGTCCTGCTGGATGCCACGCTCGCGCGGTTGCCCATCCCGCTTGGTGATCTGGGTCTGCCCTGGCTCTGGCGCGTGGGGCCCGCGGCACTTCCCTTCACCGATCCGAGCTTTGCCGCTGCGGAATTCACGCCCAAGGGCGCGGGGCTTCGGCCTTTTGCTGTGGCGCAGGTGGACAACCCCGGTCTGCGCGGCCGCGTGCCCGGCGATCTGACCCTGCGCTGGATCCGCGCTGATCGCGCGCTGGTCGCCGCCAGCTGGGAAGCCGTGGAGGTGCCAATGTCGGAGGCCAGCGAGGCTTATGAGCTTGAGATCATGGGGCAGGACGGCAGCAGCGTGATCCGCGTGCTGACCGCAAACCAGCCGCAGGCCCTCTACAGCGCGGCGCATCAGATCACCGATCGCGGCGCGCTCTTGGGCCCCGGCGACAGCCTCACCATCCGGCTCTTCCAGCTCTCCGCCCTTCTGGGGCGCGGGGCACCGCGCACCGTCACACTGAATTTCTGAAGGAGACCCTCCATGGCTGAGACCAGCCCTCGGCTTTTGCTGCCCTATCTGCAAGCGGCCCAGGCCCAGAAGCACGTCACCCATAACGAAGCGCTGCGCAGGCTCGACGGGCTTGTGAACCTGACCGTCGAGGATCGCAGCCGCAGTGCTCCACCCGCAAACCCCGTCGAGGGCGCGGCCTATCTGGTGGCCGCCGGGGCGACTGGCCTTTGGGCCGGCTGGTCAGGCGATATCGCGCTTTGGGCCGATGGCGCCTGGATGCGGCTGCCGACGCGCGTGGGCTGGCGGGTCTGGGTCATCGCGGAACAGCTCATGCTGGTGCGTCTTGCGGCGGGCTGGGTCACCCTTGATGCGGCAATGGGGCTCCTGGTCCGGGGCGCCAGCACCGATCTGGCTGAGGGCGCCCTTGGGAGCCGGACGCGCGCTTCTGTGATCGAGGCCTCGGTGACCGGGCTCTCGGGCAGCAGTGTAACGACCACTCTGACCATACCCGCAAGAGCGCTGGTGATCGGGGTCTCGGCGCGCGTCACCACCGCGATCACCGGCGCCACCGGCTTTGCCTTGGGGACTGCCACAGAGCAATCCGCCTTCGGGGCAGGGTTTGGCATCAGTGCCGGATCGCTCGCTCAACTGCCCATCACGCCGCGGGCCTTTGCCCTCGCAACGCCCGTGCGGGTCTCAGCCGAGGGCGGGAGTTTCACCGGCGGGGCCCTGCGGCTCGCATGTCATACCCTATCAATCGGAGCCCCGGCATGAGTGATCCCGCATCCCCCGGCCTCTTGGCCGCCACCGCCGCGGCCTTCCGCGACCATGGTCTGACCGCGGCAATCACCGCGCTGATCGGTGGGTTTCTGGCACTGATCGCCGCCGTCACCCGCCGTGCCTTTACCAACGAGGCGCTGCTGCAACGGCTTGACCGCGAGTTGATTGCCGATCGCGAACGCATCGAGGCGCAGCGCTCCGAGGATCGCAAAGCCGATGCCGACCGTCTCGATCGCATCGAGACCGACATTCGAACCGTTCGCGATCTGCTTTTCGAAGCCTTCCAGCGCAATCGCGCAGGCTGACGCCGCAGGGGCGTCATCACCTGAACCGCGGCCCGAACGGAGCCGCAGTCACAGCCCGTCGCGCCCTGCGGCGGGTTTTTTGTCATCAATCGTAACAGGAGGGCGTCATGCCTGAACCGATCCGAACGTTCCGCCATTTCCGCGACGTGCCAGATAGCGCGTGGCGCTGGGGGAACTTCTCGCCGGCGGAGATTGCCTGCCGCGGCACGGGGCAGTTGAAGCTGCACCCGGAGGCGCTGGACAAGCTGCAGGCCCTGCGCGATCGGTTGGGCAAACCGCTGATCGTCCGCTCTGCTTACCGTTCGCCCGAACACAACCGTGCTGTCGGTGGAGCCAAGGCGTCGAAGCACATGGACGGCACGGCCTTTGATATCGCCATGGCGAACCACGATCCCGCGGCCTTCGAGGCGACGGCGCGTGCGGTCGGGTTCTTGGGGTTTGGGTATTATCCGCGGTCCGGTTTCATGCACATCGACCTTGGGCCTGCACGGACCTGGGGTGAGAGGTTTCCGGTCAGGGCGGTGCCTTTTGCGCTAGAGGTGCCAGCCGCGCGTGAGACGCTGGCAGAAAGCAGGACCATGAAAGGGGCGGGGGCTGCAGGCGTGGCTACCGTGGGCGCCGCTGGGGTAGAGGTCGCGCAAGGGGTCTTGGCCGAGGCGCAGGGCGCGGTTCTGCCGCTGATCCCCTATCTGGACAGCTTGCGCTGGATCTTCATCGCCCTCGCGCTGGCAGGCATTGCCGTGGCGATCTGGGCGCGGGTCGATGACTGGCGCAGGGGGATGCAGTGATGCTGGGCACCATGCTGGCCGCGCTATTCACCCGACCTTGGGCGCGGCGGATCATCGGAGCGGCACTCGCCGCTCTGGCCGTCGTGCTGTTTCTGGTCAACCTGCGCCGTGCTGGCGAGCGCGCTGGTCGCGCAGCGGAACGGCTTGAAAACTTGGAGCGCACCCATGCCATTCAGCGTCAGATACTGGAGGCCGCCAGCAGGCGCCCTCGCAGCCGTAACGATCTTGTTGACCGGCTGCGCAGCGGGGAGTTCTGAGCGCTGGGCAGGCTTTGTCTGCCCAGCCGTGGTCGACTACAGCCGTGACGAACAGCGGCGCGTAGCGGATGAGGTCGCCGCGCTGCCCGACGGCAGCGTCATCGTCGACTGGCTTGCGGATTATGCCGTGCTCAGAGCACAAGTCCGGGCGTGCGCGTCATGATAGTTGACCAACATACAACTCACACTCCGAAAAGGAGCGCATTCACGACAAAAAAGATGACCACCGTTGCGATGCTTCCGAAGAACAGCACCACCAAACCACCCGCGAGCGTGAACAAAGGCCTGCTGAACACCACCAACAGCACGATGACCACAACCGTGATGACGGCTTCGAAGCTCATCCGTGGTTTCCCTCGACCGATGATGACGTAATTCGGATGGCTGTCCCGAAGCCGGTTACGTTGACGGCTTTGGAGCCGAAATTGACATGAAACTGGCAGTCCGCAACCATGTCAGCACCAAGCTCTTGCGCCCGCAATCGCAAGCCCGCCCGGCAAGCCTGCATGGCAATCCCCAGATCCGGCGCTCTGAAGATCCCATCTTTTGAAAAGCCCACGGCCGCAACAATTTCGAGCACCACGTGCGCGCCCTGTGGCGGGTAAGTTACCAAAGATATTGCCATCATGCGCCCTCTTTCGGACGCGCGGCACAGCCTCATTGTCCGGTTCCATGCTGCGGGCTGGTTCGAAATGGCGTGGTTTCTCTATCAATGGGGTGACAAAGTCGAAGTATTCGCACCAGCCGTCGAAGTACTCGCACCAGCCGGCTTGCGCGATTATGTTCACCCATGGCGGCGCCCAGATCTCGATGGGTTGCCACAGGTTGTCGCATCGTCCGATTCCTACGCGAGGGCGAAGCAAGTCCTCAGATTGACCGTTGTCATGCACGAACCAAGGGTCCAAATGGGCCAGAATAAAATGATCTTCCGTGTCTAAAGGTAATCTCCCCCTTTTTAACGGGGTGCATCTGTAGAACTTACGCGGCCATTTTCAGTTTCATTGCGGGTGTGATGCCGCCGATGCCCATGTTCGGGCGGTCGTTGTTATATGTCCAGAGCCATTGTGTGGCCTGATCCTGTGCCTCCTCTATGCTTTCTATGATGTATTGGTCCAGCCACTCATGCCGAACCGTCCGGTTGTAGCGTTCGACATATGCGTTCTGCTGGGGCTGTCCGGGTTGGATGTGCTGGATGGCAATGCCCTGCTTCTCAGCCCATATCCTGAGCGTCTCGCTGATGTATTCAGGGCCGTTGTCCACACGAATTGTGCAGGGTTTCCCGCGCCACTCAATGATGCGGTTCAGGCTGCGGATGACACGTTCTGCGGGCAGCGAGAAGTCAACCTCGATGCCCAGCCCCTCTCGGTTGAAGTCGTCCAACACATTCAAAAGCCGAAAAGCCCTGCCGTCGCCGAGGCGATCCGCCATAAAGTCCATGGACCAGGTCACATTGGGCGCATCCGGCACGGCCAGAACGTCAGGCTTCTCCCGTTTTAGCCGCTTGCGGGGCTTGATACGCAGGTTCAACTCCAGCTCACAGTAGATCCGATAGACGCGTTTATGGTTCCACGGATGCCCCTTCACGTTGCGCAAATGCAGGAAACACAGGCCAAAACCCCAAGTCTTTCGTGCATCCGTCAGCCCTGTCAGCAGATCGGCGATCACCTCGTTCTCGTCCTTCAGCTTGGGGCTGTAACGATAGCAGGTCTCGCTGACCCCGAAGGCCCGACACGCCAGCGCAATGCTGACGCCCCGTCGTTCCACCGCCGTTTCGGCCATCTCGCGGCGCTGAGATGGCCGATCTACTTTTTTCCAAGGGCTTCCTTCAGCAAATCGTTCTGCATGCTCAGGTCCGCATACATCCGCTTAAGCCGACGGTTCTCTTCTTCCATCGCCTTCATCTGGCTGACCATCGACGCATCCATGCCGCCATACTTGGCCCGCCATTTGTAAAAAGACGCGTCGCTCATCCCATGTTCACGGCACAGCTCGGCCACCGGCACACCGCCTTCAGCCTGCCGCAGGATCGCGATGATCTGTGCTTCAGCCCAGCTTATTCACCGAATGCGCGCTTTCAGTCGGCTCGGGAGCGGGTCGGGGATGGTTTCGACCTCTTTCGCGGATTTGGGACGGCGTCGAG